AAAGCAGAAGTTAAAGTGGTCAAAGACTCTATTCAATCAGAAACATATAAAATCGAAGGCATTAAAACTGCAAACGAAAATGTTCAGAAAAGTATTGATAGTTTGATTATTAAAAGTTCCGCATGGTGTAACAAATACACTAGTGAATTAGAAAGCCTTGGTAAAGCTATCATAAATTTAGAAGCTGTAGATATCGAAGCTGAACTAATTGCCCATATAAATTTAAAACTATGGAACGAACACGATTTAAAGATTCGTAACTTAAACAAACAAAGAGCCACGTTAGAATCAGCTGTCGGACAAGCACAAAAGGCTAGAGACAAATATCTACGTGAGGTTGAATCGTTAGAAAGTAAAACATGCCCAGCATGTGATCAAGAACTGCACGATCATAAACACGAAGAGATGTCTACATCTGCTGTACAACATCTATCAGAAGCACAAACATACTTTGATAAAGTCTCTGGTGATTTAGAAAAGACCTTAGCTGAGATAGGTAACGGAGACACCCTACATAAGCCTAATACATTTTACGATACTGAAGCAGAAGCACTAGGACATAAAAACAATCTAGCAACGTTAGAACGTGCCTTAGAAGCCAAAGCCGAAGAAACAAACCCATACGACGAGCAAATTGCAGAATTGAAGAAAACTGCGATTCAGGTAATTGACTGGTCTACTGTTAACGAGTTATCAAAATTAAAAGATCATCAAGAATTCTTATTAAAACTGTTAACAAACAAAGATAGCTTCATACGTAAGAAGATCATTGATCAAAATTTAGCACATTTGAATAAGCGATTGAGCTACTATATCAGCAAGATGGGATTACCGCATCAAGTTGTGTTCCAAAACGATCTAAATGTTGAAATCACACAGCTAGGACAGGACTTAGACTTCGATAATCTCAGCAGAGGTGAACGAAATAGACTCATCTTGAGTCTAAGTTGGGCATTCCGTGATGTATGGGAAAACTTATATCAACACATTAATCTATTATTCATTGACGAATTGATTGATGCGGGCATGGATGCGGCAGGTGTAGAGTCTGGTTTAGCTGTTCTAAAGAAGATGGCACGTGAAAGAAATAAGAATATATACTTAATCTCACACAAAGATGAGCTAGTAGGACGAGTAAACAACGTCTTGAAAGTTATTAAAGAGAACGGTTTTACTTCTTACTCAAATAATGTCGACTACGTAGAAGCATAATGCTAAACAAGTACACAGAACTATACAAGCAGGTTGTAAACGATTTAGTAACCATGCATAATGCTAATATGCATTTGCAAAACAAGCCAAATCAGACATCTGCATTGAAAGTTAGGCATGCCATTATAGCTTTAGAAAATGATCTAAACCAACTTCGAAAAGTTGTAATGCAGTTTCAAAGAGACCATAAGGTGTATTTGAAAGGCCAAAGACTTGAGTACAAGGCTTCGCTCAAGGCAAAGAAAGAAGCAAAAGCTAAAAGAAAAGAACTTAAGGAAAAACAAAATGTCAACACAAAATGAACTACAAGCTGCATTTGATGCATACATGGCCGAAGATGCAAAGTTTACAGCAGGTAACAGTGCTGCTGGTACTCGTGCTCGCAAGGCATTAGGTGAAATGAGCAAGGCTGTAAAGGCTCGCCGTAACGAAATTACTGCTGAAAAGAATGCTCGCAAGGAAGCCAAGGCGGCAAAGTAATTGAACAACTGGACTTATCAGAGTGCTGAAGTCTTAGAATTACCTGAAGACTGTATTGGTTTTGTTTATTGCATTACTAATACAGTCACAGGTCGCCGTTATATCGGCAAAAAGTTAGCAAAATTTAGTAAAACGACCTACAAGACTGTAAAGTTAAAGAACGGCACCAAGAAGAAAAAGAAAATTAGAAGTAAAATTGACAGCGACTGGCAGGAATACTACGGATCCAGCGTTGAACTATCTAAAGACATAGACGCTTTAGGCAAAGACAAATTCACCCGCGAAATATTACATTACTGTAAAAGCAAAGCAGAAACATCTTACGTTGAGGCCCGAGAACAATTCGACCGCAAAGTATTAGAATCCGACGAATATTACAATGGACAAATTTCTGTCCGTGTACATGGCTCACACATTAAATCCAAACTTTAAGGCAACTTAATTCAGTTATAGCTCGCACAGGCTAATATCGTGTGCCGAACAGTAGAAACCTGGACATCGTGTCGCAGGAATCCGAAGTCTTACCGCTGAAGTAAGCACTCAATCAGTATCCTAACCGGACCACGATCGCAAAATGCCTGCGGTTTGATTGTTTGAATAGAGTTAAAATAAGGCCCAAGGATGGAGTAATAACAGAAACTCCACGCTTTACAAATATGATAGTGTATATTTGTAAGCCGCCGTTGAAATAAGACAGAGCGAGTAGGTATCGGTCAACCGCCTACGCTAGCAGAAATGCTAATAGTTCTAACACTATGTGACTGTGCTACTCAGATAATGCAGTTTTTTCTTAGCCCTTGCCTGGGCTAAGTGTGACCGATTAATCTAGATAATATTTAAATGCTACGCATATATCATATAACTAAATTGCTTCGAGCGTAAGCGAAGAAGCAAATGAGCGTAAGCTCATTATAAATATACAATAATATTTCGGAAATAATAATGGATATATCAGCACTTATCAAAAAATTAGATGTGATTGAAAGCAATCAAAGAGTTAGTATCTTTGAAAGCCTAGGTTGTGGTGATGCTTACTTTGAAACCTGGGAACGAGAAATACATCCGGTGCTATGTGAAGTAGCCATGGATCCTGAACAGGTAAAGCAGTTATTCACTTCTATCGAAAAGGGTGCTGGCCGTAGTGCATTAGGTAAGACAGGTGATGCACTAAAGGGTGCAAAAGATAAAATTAGTGATGTTTGGTTTAATAAGTTTGGAGGAATGTTACAAAGTAGCAGTCCTGTAGCAGCGTTTGATCAGAAGTTTGAAGATATTAAATCAAAGATTGCTGCAAAGAATCCGGAACTGGCAGCTAAGTTGGCCAAGTACGGAGAGTTTGCTAAGAACAATCCTAAGCTACACAAGTTCTTGTTAGGTATTGCGGGTTCTGCCGCCGCAGCATTAGGAGTTGCTTTAGCAGGCGGTATTGGTGCAGGTGTCCTGGCTGTGGGTACAGGTGCAGGTATTGCTGCTGGTATTATTAATATTGCTGATCGTTTACTTCAAGGACAGAAAGCCAGTACAGCGATTGGTCGTGGAGCAACAGCAGGCATTGTTGCAGGCATTACCGCAGCCGCAATGGCAGGTATTGGTGAGTGGGCAGCTGGCCTGCGTGAAAAATCTATTCCAATTGGTGATACCGGACTCGAACAAATAAGTTACAAGGCAACAAGAAAGTTAAGTTCGTTTGGCATGGAACATACTGAGATGACACAGGGATTTAATGTAACTGTTGATGCGGATGCAGCATCGGGAATTAGATCGGCTGTGAATGCTATGCAAAATGGAGATACTACAGCATTTACTGAACTTCAACGACTTGGAAGATTAGTTCATTCTGCAGATTATAAAGCACAAATGAAAGATATTGCAGGTGCTGCAAAAGATATTGCATTAAGCAATGACAGCCTGTTGCAGTGGATCAAAGGTCTAACACAGGCAGCATCGGCTGTTGGCGGTGCCGCAGCAGGGCAAGCAGCAGCAGGAGTTGGTGAAACTCCGCCAACTGCACCTAAACCAGTAGCAGAGTCCTTAAACAGAGCACAACTAAACGAATTGTTTGGCATCACGGGCAACAAAGTAGATGCTAGCAAGTTAGAAAAAGCGTGGACTAAAGCAGGAAGCCCTACGGACAGCGAAGAAATTAAACAGATTTTAGTTGGTGCAGGAGTTGATAAACAACTGGTAGCAACTGCATTTGCTGATCTAGGAATTGAAGTTAGTTCTACATCAGCAGACCCTACAGGCGAAACGGTAAATATAGAAGAATTGTTAGCACAGATTTCAAATTTAAGTGCTGCTGAACAAAAAGAAATTTTAGCTTACGTCCAAGCGTGATCAGGAAAAACATATGAAAATTATAGAATTAGTTGAAACTCGTGAACCTATTGAAGAAGGTCCAATTTTAAACAAGTTAGGATCTATGGCAGGCAATGCAGTAGGCACAGTAGCTAAAGGCGTAGGTGCTGTAGCAGGCGGTGTAGCAGGTGCATGGAATGCTGCCAAGAAAGGATATCAAGCAGGCAAAGCAACTGTAGGTGCCGCAGGAGATACAGCACCGGCAGCAGGACCAGCAGCAGGACAAGGTACAACAGCAGCACCTGCCGCAGCAGCAGCAGGCCAACCAAGTGGGCAACCAGCAGCAAACACTCAACCTGCACCAACACAAGCTGGTCCAACAGCAGGTCAAGGTGCAACAGCAGCTCCGGCAGCAGCGGGTCAAGGCGGAAACGGAGGTGGTGCAGCAACTCAACAGCCAGCAGCAAATCCGGCTATTGCTTCTTTAAAAGCACAAATTGACAAATTAGATCCTGCAAGCAAAAAACAATTATTAACAACATTGCAAAAAGGTGGGCAAGCAGCGGCACCTGAAGCACCAGCAGCAGCACCTGAAGCACCAGCAGCAGCACCTGAAGCACCAGCGGCGGCACCTGAAGCACCAGCAGCAGCACCTGAAGCACCAGCAGCAGCACCTGAAGCACCAGCGGCGGCAGCACCGGCAGCTACTACTCCGCCAGCAGGGCAAGCACCTGCTCCGGCAGCAGATAAACTTTCAACTAAAGATCAAAATGCATTGAAAGCTAGATTAAAAGCCAAACAAGGCACCGCAGCAAAGACACAAAGCGGATTTAATCAATATGTACAGGGCGGTGGTGGATCAACAATGGCAGGTGCTGATGCACAAGGTAATCCTGTATTCAAACAAAATGTTCAACGTGAAAGCGTTGAATTCTACAGTAACTTCTTAGGTAAAATAATTTAAAAGAACGGCAGTCTTGTTTTTTTGGTAGTTTCGAGATTGTCTTTGATAATCCTACCAATTATTTCTAAGTCCTCACCCTCAAGTTCAAAAGCCTCAGATATGGTTATGCTACCACGCATAAACCACATCATCTGATAGATCTGATTCTTTAAGGCTTTTGCCTCCTTCTCCATCGACTCACTTAGCTTTTGAATTTCTTCTAAGCTAAGAGACAAAAGCCTTAACCGAAAAAATTTGATGGATCGAAGTTCAACGGAACTTCAATTTCTTCGTCAGTAATTCCGATTGCTCGCATTTCGTCAGTAACAGCAATCTTTAAAGGTTTAATAGCATTGTGCTCTCTAAGAATATCAATGTGCCCTTTAACTTTATCAAAGATTTCTTTATCTACGTTGTCCATAAACTCTTGAATATGTTTACGGTCACTAGTGCCACCATTTGATGATTCAATATTAAAGATAGACTCTGTAATAACACCCAGTGTTAACTTGTTAAGTTTAGCAAAACTTTCTTTGAAGATTCTAATTTTATCTTCTTCCGCTACACTTTCGTCATTGACAACTTGAATAATTTTTTGAGTTTCAAAAGTCTGCAAAGCACCCTGTGTCATAGTCTTATAGGTAATAGGACGAACATGTACAATTAAATTTTCATTGATTGGAACAATTGGATCCCAAGCAATATTGTTCATTAACTGATCAACTACCAGTCGAAGATCTAGTTCGTACTCATAATCAATTTCAGATCCTAGCTTAATAGGCACACTCATCTTCTCACCATAGGTAGCAATACGAATAGCAATCAGCAGCACATCCATGTCAATATTAGGAACTGCCCATGCATTCTTAATGTTAGGAACACAGTGCTGAAGTACATCAACAACTGCCTGTCCATTCATCAGTGCATCTGGAATTTTTAGTTTTAACTCGTCTTGTGCAGTCATAGAGTACACAGGATACTCACCGTTTTCAGTTTGCTCCAAACTGCCGTTCTCCCAAAACTCTCCGTTGCTAGGCAAGCGAATATAAATTTTTGGCTGACGCATTTGTGCCATTAACGGGTTTGGTGCAATTTTGTGAGGTGTAACCATGTTTTGATTCTCCGATAAATAATCTAGTAAAACTCTGTGTATTATTTATATACGCATAGAATCCTGGAAAATAACAATGGCTGACGTAACCGGTAGAATAGGTGATCAAGATGTTGCACTAGATAATGCAGCCACAGAAGCGACCTTAAAAGACATACTAGCGGCCCTAAAAGGTCAGCAGTCTGCACTTTCAAAGTTATCGGGCACAGCTGGCCAAGCAGGAGTTAATCCTCAGGCTATTGCCGCAGCTAACAAAGGTTTACAACAAATGGGTCCTGCTGCACAAGCAGGATCAGTGGCAGGTAAGGTCTTAGGCACAGCGTTTAGCGGGTTGTCTAAAGGTGCAATGTTATTAGGCGGAGTACTTGGAGATATAGTTGCAGGAGGGGTACAGACTGGAAAGAATCTAATGGACCTTGCGGGCAAGATGCTCGACGGTAAAGGATCAGTTAGTGATGTATTCGGTGCGTTTAAAGATCTACCTTTTGGTATAGGTGCAGTTGCTGGGTTGTTCCAAAAATTGGTAGAAATGCAGGAAGCAGAGCTCGAAGCATATCGTCAAATTACCAAAGCAGGAGTGAACTTAGGAGGTGAGTTAGCCGACATTAGATTAACTGCTTTAGAAATGGGCACATCGTTAGAAGGCTTTGGAAAATTAGTTGGTGAAAATTCTAAATTGTTTGCACAAATGGGCGGCACTGTTAATGACGGTGCTAAGAACTTTGTTAACTTATCTAAAGATATTCGTAACAGTGATGTAGGTAAAAATCTACGTGCTCTAGGTTATTCTATTGATGACATAAATGGTAGTACTGCAAATTACTTAAAGATGACTGGTGGTAGAACTGCCGAAGAAATGAAGAACACTAAAGCATTGGCAGCAAGTGCCGGTGCTTATATGACACAGTTAGATATGCTGGCCAGTATCACTGGTCAGAGTAGAGAGCAACAAGAAAAGGCTTTACAAGAAGCAACAGCAAACGCAGCATACGAATCTTATCTACAGACATTAGACGAAGAAGGACGTGCGAAAGCCACAGCCGCTATGCAAAACGCTTTAGCTGTTGGTGGTAAAGGTGCAGCAGATGCATTAAAATCTCAGTTAATGGGGTTGCCTCCAATGACAGAAGCTGCACAAAGTTTCACTGCACTACTGCCTAACGCTGCTAAAGGTGTTGCAGATATGGGCAATGCTGTTAAAGACACTAGTAAAGGTCTTAAAGATGTAAACAAGTCCTATAGTCAAGCAATGATTGGCAGTGCTCAAGATGCTAAGAATCTTGGCAAAGAACAAATGGCTGCAATGAGTATGACGGGCGGTGCAAATGCTGAAGCTGCAATGCAGGCACAAAAAAATGCAAATTTATTAAACAGCAAGCAGGTTAGAAGTGCTGAAGATTTTGATAAACTACAACAAGAGATTGCAACAAGTCAAAAAGCAAGAGAACAAAGTACAGCGGCTCAAGCAGCCGAAACAGAACAGGCATTTAAGAATTTAAGTGCCGAGTTCATGGCCACACTAATGCCTGTTATAAAAGAACTAACACCTGTCATACAAGATCTTGCTCAAAAAATGATACAGTTTGCAAAAGAAAATATGCCGGCGATCAAAGCAGGATTAGAAATGGTTGTTAATTTTGTCAAGGACTTATTCTCTCCAGAGGGTAGAGAAAAAGTTGGCAAGCAGATCGCAGAAGGACTTGGTAAGCTGTTACAAATGGCTTGGGATAGTTTTAGTTTGTTTGGTAAAAAAAATCAACCCGATGCAGATAGTGCTGCATACAATAGTACTGGATATGATTCTGGTTCGATTCCGGGTGCAGCCGATGGCGGAATTGTTAAAGCCAAACCAGGCGGCCAGCTAATAAAAGCGGCCGAGGTAGGAAAGAACGAAGCGTTTGTTCCGTTACCCGATGGTAATAAAATCCCCGTTAATCTGGATATGAAGATGCCGGACTTCAAATCAATTATATCTAATGAATTAAGCTCATTTGCAGCAGCAATGCAACAAATGGAAACTGAAAAAACTAAGTCATCACCGGGTGAAGACATGTTTGCTAGTATTAAAGAATCGATATTTGGTAAAAGTGAAACCAAAACAGACACAGCAGTTGATGCACCTTCTAAAGATTTGTTAACAGAGCTGCAACAGTTAAATAAGCAAACAGCACAAATGCTAGCCTACATGCGTGATAGTACAGATTTCTCCAGAAGAAACTTAGATGCTATCAGAGGTCTAAACGGGAATCTATTAATTTAATTATGTCTTGGAAAAAATACTTCACACCAGTTAATACATCTGGAACACTGAGCCCAATTAGCGGCAGCGGCGGCGACGGCCCAACCGGTAGTAGATTAAACTACAGCTCTTATCTTCCCGATGTATATTCGGGACATCCTAATCGTTTAGAGCGTTATGGTCAATACGATACAATGGACAGTGACAGTGAAGTTAATGCTGCCTTAGATATTTTAGCAGAGTTTTGTTGTCAGCTAAATGATGACAACGGAACACCGTTTGAAGTTTTCTTTAAAGATCAAGCAACTCCTACTGAAATTAAGATTATTAAAAAGTATCTGCAACAGTGGACTAAGTTAAACAAATTTCAGAATCGTATTTTTAAAATTGTTCGCAATGCATTCAAATACGGCGACAGTTTCTTTATACGTGATCCAGAAACAAATGCTTGGATGTATGTAGATCCAGGCAAAGTTGACAAAATTATTGTTAACGAAAGCCAAGGTAAAGAGCCTGAGCAATATGTTATTCGTGATCTAAATCCAAACTTTGTAAATCTAAGTACAACACAAATTGCTCCGGGTGCAACTAACTCAGGACCAGCTACACCTTACTCGGGTGGCGGTGGTGGTGGAAAAGGCATGACCGGGACTTATCCTACAAATATCGGAAACCGCTTCGGAGTTAATCAAACCCAGTGGGCAATTGATGCAGAGCATGTTGTGCATTTGAGTATGAGCGAAGGTATGGATAACAATTTTCCTTTTGGAAATAGTTTATTAGAAAGTATCTTTAAAGTTTACAAACAAAAAGAATTATTAGAAGATGCCATTATTATCTATCGAGTTCAACGTGCTCCTGAACGTAGAGTATTTTATATTGACGTTGGTAATATGCCAAGTCACCTTGCTATGTCTTTTGTTGAGCGTGTTAAAAACGAAGTTAATCAGCGACGAATTCCTTCAGTTACTGGAGGTGGACAGACTGTTATTGACAGTAGCTACAACCCGTTAAGTATCAACGAAGACTACTTTTTCCCGCAGACTTCAGAAGGTCGCGGCAGTAAAGTTGAAATTCTTCCAGGCGGTACTAACTTAGGAGAAATTGATGATCTTAGATATTTTACTAATAAGCTGTTTCGTGCTCTACGCATACCTTCAAGTTATCTACCTACAGGGCCTGACGATGGGGGATCTAGCTTTAATGATGGTCGAGTTGGAACAGCCTACATTCAAGAATTACGATTCAACAAGTATTGCGAACGACTCCAAAGTAATTTAAATGAAGTATTTGATTTAGAATTCAAAGGTTATATGCAGCGTAAGGGCATTAATTTTGATCCAAACGTATTTGAATTACAATTTAATCCCCCGCAAAACTTTGCTGCCTACCGACAAACTGAAATGGATACGGCACGTATTGCCAGTTTTGGCAGTATTGTTGCAATTCCGCATATCAGTAAACGCTTTGCACTAAAAAGATTCTTAGGACTAAGCCAAGAAGAAATGGCAGAAAACGAAGAGCTATGGAAAGAAGAAAACGGATTAAGTGCAAAAGCACCTAATGCAAATGCAGAACTTCGTAGTGCAGGCATCACAGGCGGCGGCATGGATAGCGATGTAAATGAATTAGGTCAGTCAGGCGAAGCACCTGAAGGAATGCCTGGCGGTCCAGAAGCTGCTGGCGGAATGCCCGCTGCTGGCACAGCACCTGCACAAACTCCTCCCGCAGCATAATTTGGATAAATATCAACATGCTACTTAATGAATTCATCTATTTTAACCAAAACGAAGGCATGTCTCAAGATGACAGATATAATCCTCTTGAAGATAATATCAGTGTTCTTAAGTCTAAAGACTTACGCAAGACTAGACTAACGTTAGGAATGATTAATAATTTAAGAAAAGCAGGAGACTCCAGAGTAAAAGAACAGAAAGAACAATTAGAGTTTGTTAAGATTATGTATGCAGCCCCACCGCCTGAAGCGGCTGCAATGTAAACTGTACATATAATTCGATTGTCTAATCAATAAATATTTCTGTTGAAACACTTCAACTCAGGCACGTATTCTCCTGTCTTTGTCAAGAACTGACTGTTTTTGGCCTATTTCACATAACTATTACACCTTGGCTGTAAATACATCGACAGCCTTGCCAATCTAATTTAAGGAGAAACCCGCAATGTCTAACAAGTTTGAACAACTATTAGATCTTCTAGTCAACGAGGAAATGGATAAGGCGAATGAATTATTCCATGAAATCGTTGTAGAGAAGTCTAGAGAAATATATGAAAACATGATCGCCGAAGAGGCGGAGGAAGATGAAGAGATGGATGAAGCCATGGACTCGGATGAGGAAATGGACGAATCTATGGGAGATGATTTAGAAGAAGAAACTACACTTGAAATCGGCGGTGACGCTGGTGACAAATTCGCTTCTGATGTTTCCGATCCAGACGCTATGGGCGGAATGGACGATATGGGCGGCGACGCCGATATGGACGGAGACCTAGGTGCTGAAGGTGGTGGTTCTGAAGAACAACGCATTTCTGATTTAGAATCAGAATTAGAACAACTAAAGTCTGAATTCGAAGCTTTGATGGCTGACGAAAAGGGCGAGCCAGCACATGATGACATGTTTGGCGATGAAGAAGCTGACGACGAAGAAGGCGAAGAAGCTGACGACGAAGAAGGCGAAGAAGCTGACGACGAAGAAGGCGGCGACGAGTTTATGCGTGAATACGTAGAAACTGTTTCTGCAGGTCACGGTGCTGATAAAAGAGGCCGTGGCGAAGAAGGCGGCACAAACACCAAGAGCGTAGGATTGCAAAATCCAAAAGGACGCCCAACAACAACAGCATCTGCACATAACATCTTAGGTGGTAAGGGCGGAGAAGCTGGTATTAAAGGCGGTGAAGGCCTAGTTGGTGGACAAAGAGGTGAATTCACAAAAGATCACTTGAATAAGCCAGGCGGCTACAAAGGTGATGCATTTGGTAAGAACAGTGCAGGACACGGAGCAGAGAAGAGGGGTGCTGGCGAAGGTCAAGCATACACCAAGTCTCCAGCAGACCGTAGACAATAATAGGAAATTAGGATGAAGCAAATTCAATACCTAAGAGAAACACTAAGTTTTGATCAGGCTAGAGTAGTTTTAGAATCTGACGACAAGGACGGGAAGAACCTTTATCTAAAAGGCATCTCCATTCAAGGCGGCATTCGAAATGCAAATCAGCGGGTTTATCCTGTCGGAGAGATTACTAACGCTGTAAAAACTCTAAATGACCAGATTCAAAACGGTTATAGTGTCTTAGGTGAAGTTGATCATCCTGATGACTTAAAAGTAAATTTGGACCGCGTGTCACACATGATTACTGATATGTGGATGGACGGTCCTAATGGCTACAGTAAGATGAAAATCTTACCTACACCGATGGGCAATTTAATTCGTACTATGCTCGAAGCAGGCGTAAAACTTGGCGTATCTAGTCGTGGCAGCGGAAATGTCAATGACAGCACTGGCGAAGTAGCAGAATTTGAAATTATTACTGTTGATATTGTTGCTCAGCCTTCTGCTCCAGGAGCTTATCCTACTCCAATCTATGAACACCTGATGAATAGTCGTGGTGGGGTTAGAGCGTTTAGGGTGGGGCAAGAGGTTAAAGAAGATCCAAAGGCACAAAAGCATCTCCGCGAGGCGATGCTTAATATTATTAATGGCTTAAAAGCCTAAGGAGACATAGCAATGTTGGACGCATTCAAACAGCTGGTCGAGAGTGGTATGATGTCAGAAGACGTTAAGTCTTCGATTGAAACTGCATTTAATCAGAAGATCCAAGAGAATCGCGACCAATTAACTGCTGAACTTCGTGAAGAGTTTGCTCAAAAATACAGTCATGATAAGACTGTTATGGTTGAAGCACTCGACAAGATGGTTAGCGAGAGATTGGCCGTAGAAATGGCTGAACTTGCTGGCGATAAAAGAGCATTAGCGGAAGCTAAGGTTGCATATCACCAGAAAATGTCCGGAGACGCTAGAGTACTAGAGTCGTTCGTTCTAAGTCAGCTTGGAAAAGAATTGGTGGAATTCCAAAGTGATCGTCAAAAGGTCTCTGAGAATTTTACTAAGTTAGAGCAGTTCATTGTAACAGCTTTAGCACGTGAAATCAATGAATTTGCACAAGACAAACGTGAACTAGCAGAAGCGAGAGTTAAACTAGTAAGCGAAGCAAAAATCAAATTCGATGAGATCAAGACTAGATTTATTAAGCGTAGTTCCGAAATTGTAGAGAACACAGTCACAAAGACATTGAAATCAGAAATCAAGCAATTGAAAGAAGATATCGATAGTGCTCGTTCTAATGCATTTGGACGCCGCTTATTTGAAGCATTTGCACAAGAGTATAGCTCAAGCTATCTTAACGAAAAATCTGAAACAGTAAAATTGTTAAAGATTATCGACAAGAAAGAAGTTGAGCTTGCCGAAGCAAAAAATGCCGCTACAGAAAAGACAAAGTTAGTAGAATCTAAGGACCGCGAAATTCGTGTTGCCCGAGATGTTGCTGCTCGTAAAGAAGTAATGGCAGAACTGTTAGCACCACTAAGTGCTGACAAAAGAGAGATCATGAAAGAATTGCTAGAGTCTGTACAGACTGCAAAACTGAATGAATCATTTGACAAATACCTACCAGCAGTAATGGAAGGTGGTATGAAGAAAGTTGCACCAAAGGCTAAACAACAGCCTAAAGAAATGCTTTCTGAAAGCACCGAAATAACTGGAGATCGCGAAACAAAACAGCCACAGGTAGGCTTAGATAACATTTTAGATATCCGCAAACTCGCGGGTCTAAAGTAATTTAAATTCAAGGAGACATAAATGTCACAATTATTAAATGAAA